GCACCCTTGTTTGGACCGGGAGCCTGCGCCTGGGCCTGACGTGTGTCAAACCCTAACGCCTGAGACGCCCTACGCCAGTCGCCAGGGTTACGGCTCATCCATTCGAGGTATCGCAGGTGCTGGTCCGGGGTCAGGTTAGTGACGTCACCAGACTCATAATCGACATTGCCGGGATCGCCATTGCCGGGATCGCCATTGCCGGGATCGCCGCCACTAGAACCAGGACCACCCTGGTTGCCTGGAGTCCCGACCGTGCCGGTAGTATCCTCGGTCTGCGGGTAATCAGGGTCTGGATGCATGCCACCGTATACGGGATTGCCGTCTGCGTCGTATAGATCGGGGAACTCGTGCCGGTAGCGCGGGTCATGATCCCCAGCCTCGGCGTTCGCCCTGCGGATCGCACGGTCCTTGGCGTCCTGTGCTGCACTAGCCATTACGCGTTACTCCTGGGAAGATCGATGAGATAGAACGGCGTTTCCTGTGATTGGCTGCTACCCATAGTGAGATCCTCTTGTATAAACAAGAAAGTCGTACAAGTTACGCATTTCGGTTAAATTGAGGGACATACCCAGGAATATCAAGCTCTGGCGGCAACTCTAGCGGCCTTTCCCGGAACGGATCTGGCGCGACAAACTTACCCTTTACGTGTTCCGCAATCTGCCCACGAGGACCACCAATCATGTCACGTAACTTCCCTGCCAGTGCCTGTTGAGAGGCGTATCTGTTGTAGTCGTTCACTGACTCGGTGTTCGCAAGATCGACTGCGGTTTTCCCCTCAGAGACATACTGATTTCTTGCGTTAAATCCCAAATCACCAGCGATGTTGTAATCTCTCGTTAACGCTGCATTCTGCGCCCCACGAGTATTACGTAAGTCTGCAAGCCATTGCCCGTAATTCCCCCGGCGAGCAGTCTCTGTGTCGCCACGAAGGACACGCCCCTGCTCTGTCAGGAAATCTTGACTTACTTTCGCTGCAAGCACTCTCGCATCAGCAGCTTTATTCGCCATACGCTCTTGAACAGCTGAAGATTCTTTTGCTGACTTCGCTGCTATTTTAGAACTCCAAACATTCCCTACCGCTTGCGCGCCCTCTTGAGCGGCCATTGCTGCCCCTGCTCCCATATCAGATCCCCCTGTTTGCGTAGACGTAGGATTATTCGCAGTAACCGATGGGCCCCTGTAAAGGAACACATCCGGCGTATTGTTCGTCAATTCAGGTGGCACGCTAATTACTCCTCATTACAACGCTATCGAGAAATGATCACCTGTCATGCAAATAGAGGATTTACCCAACCGACGACAGATCGTACTCACCTCATCGTCCACGGATACCATCATTAACTCTTTCGCCCCTAAAGCTGTCGCGGTCTCGTACATCGCGTAAAGTCCACGCTTCACGACCGAAGGTTTTTTTCGATACTTCGGCGAGATCCATGTTCCTTCCATGTGCCACCGTGGAAGGAAGGATGTGCAGGCCACGATTTCATCGTCTTGTTCAACAACAAGCACAATGTCTATCTCTCGATCCAACGATTGCCAAGACATTCCAAGCAGTGTCCCTTCGAGCTTCGACCATTCCTCGGGTGGAAGAATACGAGACGTCACAACACTTGCTCACAAACAACATCTACACGATACTGCATCGTCGTTCCACCACTCGACGCATAGGTTGTGGCATAGGTAATAGATGAGTCCTGATCGACTCGCACAAGGAATGAGGCCGTCCCCACAGTTGTAGTAGCGTTCCCTGTCATAGCAACGCTTGCCAGCGTGCAAGAGACGGCTTGCGTCCACCCGAAGGTCACAATTAACGAACTACTCGACGACGCCGCCCTGGTAATCCGCGCGGCCATAGAGAGCCTATAAAGCCCTGGCAGCACAGATGAGAGCGGAAACGCTGTCGCTGAAATAGATGCAGATTGTGTCGAGGCGGTCGCTGACGCAATGCGATTGGGCGTCGTATTCACTCTATCGGCTAATGCCAGGAGCCAATACCGCATCGCCAGAGTGACACGGCCCGTGATGCTACCGTTGGTGACTGGTGCCTCAACGACATACTCGGGGACAGGGGCCAACTGCGTTGCCATTATGCACCCTGCCCGAAAAATCCACGTCCATCAATCTCTGCACCCATGATTCGCCACGGAATAGGGTCAGTTACCGTAATCTCAGGCACCCACATCTTCGTGCTAGACGGTAAACGAGTCCATACCACTTGGGCATTGTATTCCCCGATCTTCCCCGCCGAGGCCAAGCGCTGCCCTGACCAGGTCTTCGCATTCGTGCTCGATCGCAACATAACCTGGGGGTCTGATCCTTGCCCTGTGGACGTGCCTAATCCTGTTTCCATGACCAGTTCCATGCGACTCACGAACATCCGTCGCACGCCGGGAGCACGGAACATGGGTGGGGGGATACGTAGCCGGCGGATCGTGGACCCATCACACTCGTCGGTGTAGCTGGTATCCATCGTGCAAATCTGACCTGTGGTCCGGTCCCCGATAAGGTGCTGCCCAAACCCATAGCAATGACTACGCGGCGACCACACGTCAAATGCCCCGGCCTCGTCATCCCAAACCCCACGCTCATGCCAGACGCCAGTTGTGAGATCGAACACCCAGGTGGCATTTGCACTGGGAAAGCTCAGGCAGTAGAACGTATGCCCCGCTTCTGAATACACCACGGCCTCGGCGTCAGTGATGACGAAATCTCGCGCATAGGTTGCAATCGCTGTCTCGACCGCGTAGGTGCTAATCCGTTGAGGAACCACACCAGCGGTGGCGACCACGATACCAGCCCCGTCAGTCGTCTGTGAGAGCCAGCACATCGCCGTTCCAGCCAACTTGACCGAGAAGGGGGCCGGGGTGCCATATCCGAAGACCGCCCCAGGCACTGGCGCGAACGGGAAAGGACTGGTCCCCGCGTCATACCAGACTTCACCAGTCTGTTCACCAATGAGCCAAATTTGACGGCTCCCATCGACGACCATCGCTTTCCAGGGGTCAGGGGCAATACTACGTTGGGCATACTGGGTCGCATCCCATGAGGTGCCATCGTTGAGATCACTGATAAAGAACTTCGAGGCACTGCTGTCGAAGGCCAGAAAATACCCGTCGATCATGCCGGCCATTGTGCACTTGTTCGCCAATGCCGAGATGGTCGTCAGAGTATTGGAGGCAATCGTGAGGAGATACCCATTCCCGCCAGATGCGATAAGGAGTTCTCCTCCCGCGTCACCATTGCTCGCGATCTGGGCTGGGTTGGGGTCATTCGCGACAGTGCCGTCCGTTACGATGCTCGCAGAGTTTGTCGAGGTGAACTTGTAGACCCCATCGCCAATGACCCCATAGACGTTCCCAGCCATCGAGAATAGGGCGCGTGTGTTGATGTTGGAAACCGTGACGTAATTCGAGAACCCAGGGCACGGATAGAGCGCCGCTCGCCATGGAACCGACTGCGGCTCAATCGGCTCTGGATACCAGTTGACTGTCCGTTCACAGTCGGCGAATGGACTCTGCGAGACGTAACTGCCAGAAATAAACCCTGGATACAGCATTACGTGTCCGAATAAATATTATAGTGCGGACCCGCGCCTCCAAAGAGCACACCAGCAAGACCAGATGAGAGATCGCTAAGACGCATATTAGCTCGCTTGACATCTGATTTTGCTTCGATCGCCGACATCTGCAACTCAGGTGTTAGGCCGGCATCAAAGGCCGAGGACAATTCCTTGGCGAGACCAAGGCGTAAAAACCTGCGATATCCAGGTGGAAGCGCAATTGTATCGGATAGACCATTAAACTCTGCTACGGGTGTATGCGTATAAATAACACCTTCCAGCGTCAAACTAGTTGGGATTGGATATGGAATCAGCAAGCCCAGGCTCGACGTGAACGTCGGGTTGTAGTACCATTTCTGTGGAAAGACAGATGTTAATGACTTTTGGGCAATCCCGGCGTACCCGTCTTCCGTAAGTACGGGACCAAGGTTATATTCGATTGTCGGGGATGGGGCGGTGTCCTGAAAGCCAATATTCTCAATCGACAAAGGCCCTGTTGGTCGAGCCACATCTACCGCGCCCCCGGACCCAATCGTGTAACTCGCTGCAGTTGAGAGAGTCCATGTTGTGCGCGTGATGGTATATACCGTCAGATTTTCCGTTGTTAGGCCGTTAATCCAATCATTCAGGCGCTCTAAAGCAAAAGCCGAGTCATCAGCTGATGCAGTTTCCCCTGTCTGGATTACCCGTAAATCCTGCAGGCTCGCCGTAATAAGTTGTTGGACGGTCATTAGACCTGATACATGGCATTCATTAAAGTCGCGGTCGTATTTGTGCTATTCACACGAATGCACTGGAGCGGAAGCATTGTTCCGGCAAGTACCGTGAAAGGCGCGATGGTCCCATCCGGGAAAACTGCAACGACAACGCCCGCGCCACCGACAAAGATCGCATTTGCCCTAATCGCCTTGGTTGCTGCATTAGCCGCATATGTGCTGCCATCAAAATTAACCGTATCAGACTTAGCGATGACGACTGATTTATTGTAGGTACCAGTGATTTGTGCCATTAGCTAGGAACCACTACTCTCTTCGGTCTGCCACGTTTCTTCGGGGCCGGGATAGATGGCACATGTAAGTGTGTCGCGTCATCAGCAGCCTTCGCCTCTATTTTCGCAGTCTCGCTCATGCGTTGATCGCTGAAGTGGCGCATCGCCGCGATATCTGCCATCGACTTCTGATCATTCTCATAGCCAGCGAGTGCCAAGTCAGGGGTGTCATACCATCCCTGTTTAATAGATGTATCCAATTCATCGGAATCGTTTACAACCGTCTGACAGGATCGAGAAAAAGCTTCGCCGACAGCATCCCCCGTCGCGGCAAGCGGATCACCGCACATAACCTTCCCGTTATCGCGCTCTCTGGCCCGATACATCATTTTCGGAAACTCTTCATATCCATTCGCGCCGAATCCCCCATGACGCTTCTGGGTATTCCACTTTGATAACTCTCGCGAAAACTCGCTATCAGGATTGTGAATAATCGACATAGATCCTCAAGGAAAAAGGGAAGACGGCATCGCCGTAGAGAGATGCCAATGCAATGCCGCCTCCCCGCGTTGTTCGTATTATGCGATGGCCACGTCAATCGCCGTCAACGTGCCGCTAAACGGCGACGGCAACGGCACCCAGATACTGTTAGCCGCAACGAGCAGCACCGAGCACTGTCCGCTCCCATCGAACGTCCCCACGTCGTAGCCAGACCCCGCATCCCCCAGACCGCCCGTGTAGGTCACGGTGTGCGCGGCCTTCCCGTTGCCGACGATGCAGAGGATGATCCCGTCCTGCGAGGAGTTGGGGTGGGTAATCGTCATCGCCAGCGCACCGGTGCCGTTGATGACTGCGGTCGTCCACTGCGCCGCACCGAAGCTCACTGCTCCAGCCGCCGAATAGGACGTGGTGGTAAACGCGATCAAGCCCGGCTTGAGATTCGCGGTGCCAGGAGCGGCGACAGTGAAATCTGCCGCATCCCCGTGCGTGACATTCGCTGAAGCGACATGTGTCGCCGTCGCGGTGCCATTCTGGCCCCTCATCACCCCAACGGTCGTCCCGCTGGTGTAACTCTGGAGCACCTGCATGAACTCGCCATCGACGAGCACAATGCGCCCTGCCGCAACAGAGGTAGCCGATGCGACAACAATGTCCGTATCTGCCACAGCGACAGCGGAACTCAACGTCGTAGTTGCTAGTGCCATGATTAACCCCAGACTCTCGCGGCAAGCCGCGCCTGAATCGTGGCCGCACCAATCAGAATATCCAAACGGCTTGGATTCTGATCCGTCCCGATCTGGTACTGCTCGACCATCCGAATAGAAAATCCGAGTGATTTACTTCGCACAGTCGTCGATTCAGCCCCTGCACCGGGCTTCATCAAGTCGGCCATT